CTGTATCGCCCTCATCTGGCTTGAACCAGGGTGAGTTTGCGTCCTTGTTTCCTTCGCCGCGAAGGGATGCGAGCTTTCGTCGCATCAGTTCCATATCAATTCCCATTTTATTTTCTCCTATTTGTTGGGTAAAGTAAATCAAGCTTTCCTTGATTTCTATTGTGGCACACTCAACGTAGCTTGTCAAGTGTATTCTTGTATTGCGTTAGTGTGGGCAACGCAGAGCCCAAAATCTTTGTGTTCTGTTTCATAGATTGCATATGAAATGCGTCGAAATGCGTTTCGAGGTTTTTCCTTAAGCATATCGACGATCTTCTTGTGCAATCCTCCTTCATTTTCTAATCTGTCCTTATTGATACATAGATAATAACACACATCTCGATCCATGTCAAGCTCATATAGCCAATTTTCTTCAAGATTATCAGGATTGATAATTCCCAAGCTTCGAATTCGACTAATGTCCAAAGGCTTTGATATCATGCCAATTTCAGGTTCTGCGTGATTAAAATAATTTATATAATGAACTGTGGAAAAAATAGATTCATTAATCTTGTCATAATAAGTTTTTATGGGGACATTGCCTATCGTTTTTTCCACTAATATATTAGATATAGGAGTAAAAGAGGCAAGCAGCCCAGAGCGCGCATATTGCTGCAGTACACTAAATACCACTTTGTCGATTAGTCGAGGAATGCCCGTTAAAAGCTCGCCATCCGGCTGCACGTAGAATACATCGACGTCCTTCTCGCGGAGCTGTTCTAAAATGCCTAACGCATAATTAGAACTGAACGAAGAGCCCACTATAAAGAGTTGTATGTGATCGTCAACTTCTTTGAAGAATTTTTTAACATCTGGAATATTGTTCTCGTATTCTTCGGGGGTGTTAAAATTTTTTAATTTGAATTTATATTTAGAATTGCGCGCGACATCGGAGTTAAGCATAAAAACATTATAATTTTTGGTTTGTTTAAATTTTTCGGCAATTTTTGAAGCTGCGGTGCCCAAGCCCACGATGGAAATCATAGCTTAATCTCATTTAAATTATAGTAATCTTTTCCTGCGCGCAAATTGGCCAAATACCCATCTTCAAAAACATCTCGTATTCCGATCACGATATCACGATCCGCGTCCGCATAATCAATCACTACCTCATCGTGTACAATGTGCGAAACAAAGGACTTCTTGCCCTCTAGCATCTTGTCGATTAAGACAGCTTTCTCCAAAACTCGGTCTGCTGTGGTACTTTGAATCAAGTAGTTCAATGCTTTTCTTTGCTCCACCTTAATTTTACGCCCATACGGAGTATGAATATAACCTTCTTTGTAGTATTTGTCAAGCACTTTTTCGCGATCATAATATTCTGAATCAATATCTTTGGATTCTGGGTTGTAAAGCCACGCAAAAAAGTAAAGCTTTGCTTCTTCCCGAGTCATTTCCATATCTTTAATGATGTTCTGAACGTTCCATTCGTGAATATCATATTCGGGCTGATCTTGCCCACATAGCTCCAGTAGCGTGCGGATTTCGGCGCCGTTATAATCAAGGCTCATCATCAAGTCATTATGAGGCTTGATTATACGGCGTAAGTCTTTCTTTAGCGTAAGCATGGGAAAAGACTCTGGATGTGTTGTAAGGCGCCCTGTAACTGTACCAAACATATTATAATCAATACGCGTAAAGTTTTTCATTAGCTCTTGAATTTTTTGACGATTCATTGAGGAGTAGAATAAGTGCTTGCAGTCCTCAGTGTTTAAGTTTAACTTCTGATATCTAATTTTGTGTAATAGTTTATACACACTATCTAAATGATCATAATTCTCGGGCTCTTCGTATGTCTCAAAAACGTGCTCTGTGATTTTATTTTTAATCTCGCAAAACTGTACAAGGAAATCGTGAGGTATCAAATCAAACACACAATGATCCGCCATATTAACTTTAGCGATCTTGAAAGACTTCAAATAAGCCTTCATTTTCCTTTGGGTAGCTTGAAGCTCATTACACAAATCTTCTGGGCAACAATCGGCAATATTGCGCCCTCTAGCGCGTATCCAAGCATACTCCACCGATGGGTCTGTGATAGATGCGCTATAGCGCCATGTCTTTGTTAGATTATCTGGAAAATCCTCAAACGACAGCTTGCCGTCTGCGTAAATTCCGATGCATTCTGACTTATCGTCAAGTGCCTGGAATATCAATAACCACCTCCGGTGGGCCCAAGCAGCGAAAGGGATGCGGGGGCGGTTTCAAGGCCGGCCTCTTTAAGTTCTTGTTCCATTAGTCTTTCCTTTCTTTTGTTAAGATGAGTCGCGCTTCCTGTATAATCGTAAGGCTTGTTTAATATTCTTTCGAAGCGATACAGCGCGTCATATACCCCATATGCTCTATAATAGTTAATGAGGCGCTTCTCCAAACGTTCTCTTTCAACGAGGGTGAACTTTGATTCTTCCTCGCTGAATCTTATTCTAACATATAACTTAAAAAAATACAAGTCTCCATATTCTTTTTCCAAGTCGCTTACGCTTGTGTAGGTTCGGGGGTGCACCACTCTGCGTCCTGAAACATTCTCGCCCTGCAGGTGAGGGCTTCGGGAAGCCACCGATGCGGGCTCCTTTGAACAAGCCACAGGCTTGGAGATAAATGGGCGCCTGATTTTAGTGTAAAGCCTCAACAGTTGGGCCTTAAACTGATCATAATACAAAACATGCACTTTGCGCAATCTCTGTCCTAAAAAGCTATGAGAGTTGCCCATATAATTGGCGCCCATCATGTATTGCATTGCCTTCGAGCGGATATCTGCCACAAGCCGCCATGGTACATTCGCGTCCACAATAAATCCATTTTGATTGGCAGAGTTAACATAGATTTCCCAATTAGGACTTTCCATGAATTGCTGAAATTTGGCAACATCATCCGAACAATTTAGATCGGCTATTTCCACCACCAAACCCGACACATTCATGGGACATATCTTGCTTTTAATATAAGCCGTCTGTGTAAAGGGAAATCGTTTTCCAATTCCATGCATATAGTCTATAATAATATCCGCCATATCATCAAACTTTAATACTTCATGGCTGGGATTAGACACGGCGCTGGCCATAGATTCTGATAAGACTTTGAAATATTTTTTATATTCTGTGTGGGGATCCAAAAATCCCTTATAAGCTTTTAAGTTGGTCAAAAACGGATCCGAAGTGCTGATTAGGCCCTTCTGGGCTCTCACCTTGAAGCCGCGCGCCATATGGTCAAACGCATCTGCCACAAAGTTTAAGGCCCTTATGGAATCATTGGTGCTATTCGTAATGGGCTTGATGTAGTCGGGATTACGCAATACGACAGGAACATAAAACATATTAACACGGCCATATAAATACATCTCACCCTCATTGGCAAAGTTAACTACATTCTGGTATTCTTTACTAGCCACATAAGAAAGATATATGTCTCTTTTTAAAAACAGCTTAAGGGTCTTGATGTTGTTGCTTGATGCTAAATATTCTTTACTTATTGTAAATGTCATTGGACAGTTTCCTTTTTAACTCATAAATTCATCCCACGCCATGGTCACCATATCCCAAGCGCCGGGAGGCTCGACCGCTTCGGGCGTCGGCGGTGTTTCTGCTTCCTTGCGCTTGGATCGGTGGGTAGGACATAGAGACATGTCGTTAGAGCCCGCCTCTTCTTTCCTTTTTTCTTGTTCTTCCGCATCTGATTCCGTTTCTAATTGAGCTACCCACTTTGCATCAATTAAAGTCTCTGCCACTCCGGGTCCAAAATTGTGCGTAGAGCGAATAATCATATAATAGCCGCCGATTCCATATTGGCTCAAATCGTTATCTCCCTTGCCATAACTGATCATATTCGGAGCAAATCCGCGGGGATCAATAAACAAATAAGAGCCCGGAAAGGTTTGAACGCTGGCATAAGTTTTGATCTTTGCATCATATACTACTCGCAGCTGCCTTAAGCCGTCGTATCCGTCTTGTTCGAAGCGAACTTCTGCTAGGCCTTTAGAGTCAGTTTTAGAAAGATCGATCGTCTTTACGATTCCCCGAGGCTTCCCGATTAAATAATGAAAAATTCCATACTCTAAATCTTCTGTCTTGTTGCCCTTTTGTTTTTCGATAGGCTGCGTTCTGCCGGCAAAATATGTAAGGTAGTTGATGGACTCGTCTACAGTGCCACTTTGGCGCTTGGGAGGCCCAGCAATATTTAAAAACGGGCGTGGACTCAATCCGGATCGATGTACGCTAGAGCCGGCGTAATCGGGCTTATCTAAATATTTTTTCATATATTGAGTAAATTCATCGAGAACATCTTTAGAGCCGCGGCTCACCACGGGGTATGATGTAATCGTACTTTGATTGAGGCGAATTTTTTGCTTCACACTCACTTGGAAGCAGCTATCATCATTCATGAAATTACGAACGAGATTATTTATAATGCCATTGCAAAAGGCCGCGATCGGCATAACTGTTTCTTCTTTTTTAGCAAGGTTGTCAGTGAGCCATTCTATAAAATATTTTATTGAGATGGGGAGATCTCCCAAGCAAATAAAATTATTTTTTTCAGGATTAGTCGGATGAGTGATCTCCAGGGGGCCCAGCAGTATTCTTAATTTTTCAAATTGTTTTATATAGCCTTTCAACTTGTTGGTCTCATTTTCTATTTGACATTTAATAAATTTCTTATCATCACTATCGAAATTTGACTCCATCATAATGGGATCCCTCGTAGGATCGATTTCCGAAATGATCTTCGGCATTTCTCGAATAGACTTATCGATACCCGCCAAAACAACATCCACAAGATCACTTAAAAAGAAAAAGACTAAATTTTCATTATCCGGATTGCTCACCGCCAGTGATGCAGCGACACTTCCTTCATCATCGGTGCCGCCAATACCAACTTGGCCTCCCGCTTTCTTGTCCAGGTGGTCGAGGGCGCCATCAATGTTTTTTTGCAACCAACTCAAATTTGTAACCGAATCCATAACAAGGCCAGAGATACCATCAGGATATGCCTCATAGGCATACCATGGGCCCTTTTGAATAAACTGCTTAACTTCATCATAAGGCAAATTAATATAGCGAACCCGATCAGTGGCCAACAAGTCCCGAACCAAGCTCGAAACGCCATCCTTTTTTTCCTCCAAAATCATGTCTGCGTAGCTTTCTTTAATGTTGCCCAGTTCTTCCCCGCTACATTTATGAGACAAGGCAGAATAGTGAAATTTTCGAGCATATTGCTTTTTGGTGATATCTGTGTCCGTAAAGATATTAAACGGGGTCTGATCAAAAAAGTCCTCTACATATGCAAGGTAATTGATATTCATTACCACTCGACCTTGCTCATCAAATTCAAAATTGTGGACGGTGGGAGTAAGCTCCAAAGTAACATAGGAATTATCTACAGCATATTTTTCAGCTTTAGACCAAGCTTGGCCAGTGAAAGGGCCTTCGAGAAAGTCTTTTCCCGGAGGAGCTGCCCAGCCTACTACAGCTTTCAATCGAAAATTTAATTTAGATAGCTCGTCATTTTCTTCATGTATTCCGCGAACACATTTTTTCGCCTTCATGGGCTTGGATCGCGTCTTGAGGGCCAAATCTACATAGCGATATTTGGAGAGGCCATATGCACGCTCCTCTAATAGCTCATCAAAACTATTCGCAAAAACTTTCAAATTAGCTTTGATACTTTTCTTGGCCGCAAAAGGATTGCTACCGTCATAGGTAAAGGTGAATGATTGAATGCCAACGCCATTGCCGCGGCGCTTAGTGGTCTGGAGCACTTTTGCTAAATTTTTAGAGTATGAATCAAACCCAATGGGTATTTCTCGCTCGCTGCCTTCGACTTGGTGGCCCGACTTGTCTATATCATATTCAATCTTGTGGAGGCGGATCATCGGCTGCAGATGAGAGATCTTATCGGTAGACATCTCAAAAAACATTGCCTGGGAAGGATGCTGGGTTAATAAGTTAATAAACGAATAAGGGTTGCCTCGTACCTGGATGCATGCATTGGTTTTTATTTTGTCATTGGGTCTCCCGTGTTTTCGCACGTAATAAGGCATGCGCTTGGCGGTGGCTGTTCCCCAGGCGCCTTTCGTTTGCTCTGCGGCGCCTTTCGGGTTTTCAAACCCATCTTTCTTGGCCAAGGAAATATCATTTATAAAACTTAACAAAAAACACTGTTCCTTATAAATAAGGCGCTTCGCCCAATCAATATCCGAGATCTCCGATGGCTTGGCCTCTTGCGAGGCTATATTATGAGCCTCCTGCTGTTTCTTTCCATGCTCTGCCGAAGGATTCACGTAGCGCTCGCCCAACAATTCAGATTGAAAAAGCCCCAATGCATACTTTTGGCGATCCCAATATTTATCTGGCATTTCAATATCAGCCATCACCTCTTCAATCAACGTGTCCAGCTTTCGATAGTATTTGCGAATTTCGTCAGAAGCCTCTATCATTGATTCAATTAACTCTATTAGCTTCGTTGCTGGGGCTACGATGCCCTCCTTGTGGGTTTCAGCAACGATTTTCATCCAGCGGGGCCAGAATTTATTATCAGCATGTCTGACCCTAAGCGCCTCGTCATATTCCACTCTGGAGATTAAAGATTCATTCGCGCTGCGCTTCGCGGACCACCACGTTTCCCACTGGACGGCGGCGGGAGTACCTTTTTCTATTCCTCGGGATCCCTCGTCGTAGCCAAAGGGCTCCATATCCTTTAATTTCCACTGCTCGCCGCCACCCCAGAGCATGCTCTTGGGCAATACCCAGTCGTGGTCGGGATCACCACTGGTGCAAAGCCACGCTTTTACCTGTTTGTTGGCGGCCCTCTGATCATTGATCCAGTCCCTCATGTGATTCTCCCAGCAATCCAGCATGCTTGTTTCATTTCTACACTTATTTGCAGAATCATCGTCAATATTAGGGCTTCCATTGACATCCTCACCATGAAAAACATTAAACCTAACACCTTCTACGTCTCCCGTTGAGCCGGCCATGCACTTGTGGTGATCGTTAATGGTGCCAGTCCAGTTCGAATCGGTCCAGAAGTCTTTGAGCGAGTCTGGATCTTCCATGGCGGAGTTCTTTTGAATAGTCTCGAAATACGTTGCTAAAGCTGTATCTCGTCGCGAGGTGGTGCTAGGGCCGGCCCATCGGAGCATCCATCCTCGGGATGACTCTTCTGCAAAGAGGCGCGCTGCTCCCAATTCTTGGGCAGAGATTCCAGGCAATTCTTTGCTCATAACGGCGGCGCCACCGCCGGCTTTGTAGGAAATGTGGGCCCCGTGAGCATCCGTAGTACCCCACCGGACGCCATAGTCCACGGTACTATATATATAACTATCGATAGCTTTGGTGCCGTTGTATCCGTAGCCTACATCCTTTTTCCGAACTTGCCACGTGCTGGTACCAGCCTCTTTAAGGGCCGCTTCATCCTCGGCCTCATGAGCCGCCCACTTAATTAGGTCACCTTGCATTTCTTCAAGAGATAGCCGATCGATATCATCAGCCGAAACTTTGCCGCCTGCTGATGCGCGGGCGCCTAGGCCATAGCCGCCGCCCAATGTATCCGGGATGCGATCGTCTTCCCACATATCCTTCCAGTCGCTTGAATTTAAAGTTCGTCCAAAATCCGACCATGTGTAATTCATCGTAAGCTGGTAGTAGAGAGGGTCAGTGTTCGGCTTTGCTCCGGTGAAAGTGCTGTGAAGGTGGCCGTGGTTTTTGGTAGCTACCAAGTCGAATATTCTATTATATTCATTAGGATCGGTCACATCCGCTTTAGCGGTCATATAGTTTATCTCATGTTCAGTAAAAATGCCAAAGCACGGGCCCGGGGATTCGCCCTCTTCACACGGCTTGGGATCCCACTCAGTCTTATAAGGCTTAATCCACTCTGCAGAGGGCGATGGGGCGCCACTGGAGGCGGCAAACATCGGAACAGGTAAGCCCACATACGTATAGCCGACCGTCTTGGAATCATATTTTCGGGCGCCCGTATAGCGTCCGAAATCATCAAAATGGCTGGAAGCGCTAGAAGCGAAGCCAAAACTAAGGAGTCCGCGAGTTAGGTTACCAAACAAAGTATTGCCGGCGATAGCATAGCTAGTGCTCCCGTCTGCAGCCTCCATGGCAGATAACCCAATCGATTCATATACGTCGATATCAAGCTGGGAATCCCAGGTAATAATATTTCCTTCTGCGGTGTAGTACTCTGTACCGGTTCTTGTGGTGGTGACGGCTATTGGATCATCCGAGACCCCGAAGCTGGCGCCGAGGTCGCGATCCAGGAGAAGGCTCTTGCCGCTTGTCGTATGGGTGCGTTGATATGATGACTGGCCTTCTTTTAGCACCTCCTGTTTCTTGTATGCTTGACGAAAAAGCTCCAGCTGAAACTCCTCTTTATAAAAAAGACTCGTGACATATCTAAACAACCCGTCTTCCCAAAAAGACTTTTTGATGTTTTCTGCATGCTTGATCTCACCCGCCTGTATAACATATCCATACTCATAAAGCTGGATATTTACCATCGGATCGGTCACCTCGGAACCCATCGTCGTCGCGCTTAATGTCTGGAAAGCGTTGGCCGCGGCGATAGTTCGAAACATTACATCGGTCATCCAATCGCAAACTGCTTCAAGCAACGCCTTTCGCTCCTGCTGCCATTCATAGGAGTAAAGGTTAAGATTTCGCATGAGAGTCGGCACATGTGCAGTAATATCTTCCCAGGCTGCCTTGATCTCGGGGCTGTCGCCGATCCTGCCGTACAACTTCTTACCATCGGCATCAACTTCTGGTTCAGCGGGGGCAGCTGGATCTTCTTCCCATTCACTCATATCTCTTAAACTCCTAAAATATTAAGGGCCGCTTCTAGTTCTACAGGAATATATAACACAGCCCCCTGGTGAATATCCGCTTCGGTGGGATAACCATTATACCACGCAATTACCCACCAATAATCAGCGTCTCCATAATAGGTATGAGCCAGTTGATAAAAGCGATCGCCATAGCGCCAAATATGAGTGTTAGTTACAATAGATGCGCGAGCTGCAGCCCCCGGGTTTTTCAATATGGGGGTTACGTATTGTGTAATAGCTTTTTTAGAATACCGATTTTTTCTTAAAAATGAGTAAAACTCATTTGCATTAACTATTATCCTATCTCTTCTATATCGTGACACTTAATTTATCTCCCGTTCCCTAAAAATCCATATAGTCGTCTGCCGTAAGCCCAAACTCATCGGGCACGTTATACTCTTCCCATTCGGCCTTGGCCTTGGTCGTCTCATAGGCATATTCTTTGTCATATTTTCGATGGGCCGGATCCAGCCTGTTGGCTCTTTCTTGCGCGGCTCTTCGTTCGGAGCGAGCATCACTCTTCACTTTCATATTCGATCGAAGCTTCGCGTAGGATCCCTTCAGGTTTAGTCTGGATTGGGTTGGAGCATTTTGTTCTGCGGCTTGCGCTGCTTCGTGTGCAGCGATCGCTTTAGCGTCTAGATCTTGAAGCTGCTTGAGGGCCTTCTTGTCGCGCGATGTTTTTGGATCGGCGGCAGCTCCATAGGGAAACGGGGCGTCCTTTCCGCCAAAGTCGCTACTCCCGTCGCTGGCGCCAAATTTCCACTTATCGCCGGTCTTTTGCCATCCGAGAGGATGCTCATGAAGAGGAGTGAAGTCTAGATTAACGTCAATATACCTTGGAAGAAGCGATAATCCTCGCTGGCCGGCGGTACCAGCAAAGTCGAGGCCCTCCGTGGAAATTCCATCCCACTCTATAGCGCCACCTTCGCTAGTTTCAAGGTTGTGGTTGATGCTAATATTTTTTATAACACCCAAAAGACCATTATTTGCATCGGAATCAAAGGTATACTTGGCGAAACTAGCTCCTCCATCGCTAGGGACTCGCTGCACTAGGTTCATGAAGCGCATGCGAACCACTGGTGATTGCGCCACAGTTGTCGAGTTTGCTACTTCGGTATACACAGGGTACATGAACTTAATTAGCGTTTGTAATTTAGTTAAATTTTCATATCCTTCGCCGGCACTAGCGCAAGGAATTTTAAATGCCATTGTAATGGATCTGCCCGTGCTCTTCCAAAGCATAATAGGGTCAGCGCGGCCATATACTTGTTCAGATGACCAATCAGACATATAGGTTTCATTAAAGGCAGTAACAAATGCTTTAAAATAAACCTGTTGGGAAGAGCCTGCAGGGGAGTATTGGAAACCAATAACAAAGCCCTTGTTGGCATATGCGTCCGACCCATCAAAATACCATTTATTGGTGGCGTGAATATTTCTGCCAGTTTTTTCAAACGGAAGACTTCCTTTAAGTTTAAGAGCGTTAAAAAATTTATTTTTATCATCTGCCATGAAAAATACTCCTTATTCTAAAACAATGATACCGATTTGATCATTTTACCAAACGAATCCGCCAGCCAATCAGCGCTTGTGGTTTCTGCGCTTCCTTTAACTCTGCCTTCCTTGTCTACCAAATTAAGAGTTACTTTATATACCTTATCGGTGCTTGGGCCGTCTGACCCACCATCTCCCAAAACAGTCTTAAGCTTATCAAATATAACCATAATGGGATTAGCAAAAATTCCAGCCATCTGCATATTATATAACAATGAGTTGAGCTTTTGAAGGTTGTCTACATCTAATGTTTTAATGGAATCGTTCATTTCATCAAACATCTCTTTAACTTGTTCTGCGGCGCCACCAGAATCAGAGACGAGACCCAGCATGTGAGCCAATTGCTCATATTCATCATTACCCCCACCAAAGAGGGAGCCCAATGCTGCACCGAGGCCCGCTACAATTCCGCCTAGGCCCGCGATGGTCAGGAGACCGAGCTGACTCACTGGATTCGCAGCCACCGCTAGGGCGCCGGCCAAAGCATATATCGAAATCGACATTATAGAAAATGCGGCTGCGGACGCAATAATTTGATCGGCTGGAAATTTAGCCAATTCCCTAATGAATAGAGCGAATGACAATACAACTGCCGCTAACGCCGCGCCGGTCATAAGAGCAGCTAGGCCAAACGCCAAAATACCGGGGGCACCAATAGCCGCTAGTGAGCCTCCTACCGAAGCTCCTGTACCAGCAGAAATGGAAGCCGTACCAAAACCAAACAAACCAGCTGCAGCCGATCCAATAAAGCCAATAAGCGGCACCAGAACAGTGGGCCCTAATAGCCACCACCCAATGACTATTGCAAAATTATCGGCCACAAACAATAGGACATCCGCTAATTTAGTGAGAGTTTGCATAATGCTCTTTTGTTGGCCTTCATTCTGTCGCAATTCTACAAGCCAGATGCGCACCTTTTCAATAATAGGGGTGAGAATCGGTACTAAATCGGCCAACATCGCGTTAAATGACTCCTGGAGTGACTGAATCTTTTTTGTTTCTTCGGCCATTTTCTCATAATCAGCAGAGGTCTTGTTCATGTCGCCCCCTAAAGACTCCATGTCGCCCCCCATCATCAGTGCCAGATCGCCTACGCTTTCGAGCCCCATTGAGTCGGCATAGAATTTTTTCTGGTAATACGACATCTCATCAAAGGTAAGGCCAGTGTCCAGAATAGCATCGCGAAGCATTTCAAAGCGAGCAGCCGGATCGGTCTCCATCATCATGTCCATGGCGTTAACCATGTTGCTCCCCAAGGCCGCGTTCAGTTGGCCGGCCATGGTAGCGGCATCTTCGAAGGTATCAAATTTAGAAGTAATACTTAAGAGCTTATCAATCTCCATTCCCGTAATTTTCGAAATCCTCGCAAGATCTTTGAAGGCCTTTTCGCCCTGTTTACCAAATTTGGCCATTTGTGGGCCTAGGCGGCCGAACTGTTCTACCATCTTGCTCGGCTCCACTCCTATGTCTTTAGCTAAAGCTGCTAATTCCCGTGTAGTATGGGCCGCTTCACGAGGCGCCTGACCCATAAATTTAGTCGCGGCCTGCATGCTCGATGCAAACGACTCTTCGCTGATATTACCCCACTTCTTAAGCATGGCGGCGTTGTTTCCCAGTTCGGTAGTTAGCTGGGGTGTAAGCATTGTGAAATCAGTGAAGCTCGAACGAAGGGCGGCATGGGCCTTTGCATTGTCTTCAATAGAGGCGCCAAATTGACGCGTCGCCACATACGAATCTTGCATTGCTTTTTGATATTCTTCGGTGGCGCCCGTTGTGCGCATAAAATCGGTTCTAGCTTGGTCCAAACTAAAAGCCAAGCCGATCATAGCATCAATAAACCCTGTTAATATTCCAGTACCTAGGTTTTTAAAAAAGGCTTTCGGCTGCTTGAAGGCAGAGCCAAATTTGGCCAAACTCTTAACATTAAAAAAGGGATGAGCACCAAAGTCTTTACTTACTTTGCCCCAAATGCTGCCAATATCATCTGCTAATGATTTAGCCTCGGTAAGCTGTTTGTTTTCTTTTTCTTGCGCCTTAAGACGCTTTTGGGCCGTCTTTAGTTGTTTTTCCTCTTCGCGGGTAAGATCTTCGCCGTTTTTAACCTTTTCCTGCAGATAGGCAAGTTCTTCGCGGGATAATTGATTTTGAACCTCTTGAAGTTGTCGGCGCGCCTCTGCCTTTACAGCCCGGCTAGATTCTCCCGACAGAATAGCTTCTAAATTTTCTTTTTCTTGTTGGGTCTGCTCGACGCGACTCGCAAGAACATCCAGGCTCTCACGCCGTAGAGCCATCGTTTTTTGAACATATTCCAGCTCTTTTCCATAAAGCTCACCCGCCTCTTTCATGAGCTTAATGTCTTCAAGTTTGAGTTGGTTTAGTTCTCTTTGTCTCTCGGGGCTTATGCCCGATCCGGATCCATCATCAGCCATCAACAATCCTCTTAGCGTCTATAATCTAATTAGTTTCTTCATAAAAAAGCAAATAGGTTTTAGCCTCCCTTAAAATTAGGGGGCGGCGCCGGTTGATTAAACTGATTTAAAGTTTGTGCCTGGGAACCTCCTTTACTTGCGCTTTCGTAAGATTCTCGCTCTTTGGCTAATTGTTGAGCTAGCCTTTCCAAAAACCAGCGACGGAGGCCCAGGGGCAGGTTATAGGCCTCGCTAAAAGACCAGCCACCGTGATATTTTAAAAGGAAAAAAGCTTCATACACGCTTTGCATGTACTCATCGGTCAGGCCAAAAAAAGTCCGCGGTAAGCGGGACCTCCAATTCGGTCTCATGGCCGCACTCGGTGCACTCAAAATCTTGAGTTAGGTCTATATTAGGAGCCACTGATTTATACGCCAAGCGCAAGTGTCGTGAGTCCGACGATGGGATATTTTGAACTAGATAATTTAAAGCATCGCTAGAGTCGTCTCCATTTACCGCAGTCACAATATTCAATATTTGACGGGTAATGGTGCGTTCGTGTATCTTTTGTTTTTTATCTAAATTGATGCCAGCTAGCAGGTTTCTTTCATCCGCTCCATTAAGAAGCCGAAATGTAGCACTTACTCCGCTTTTAGGCAGTTTAGTGGTAAAAGTGCCATCTCCGTTATGGGTTATGTTTTCATTAGGCGGATCACCTTCAAAGATACCGGCAGTATTCAAATCAAACGCATATTTTTGAGTAGCAGTGCATCGTGGGCACATAATGCTAGTGTTATATTCGTTTCCATATCCCGATACGCGAATAGCAACGATAAGAGCATTTCTGTCTCCAATGAGCAGGTGATCTGCATTGATACTCGGCTCTACAATTAAATTTTGCAACACTCTGTCCAAGGCCACATTCTTCTTTAAAAGCGTCTTGGACGTTAAGATATCCTCTTCTTTAGCTGTCATCTGGCGCACTTCAATGCTGCTCTGTCCCCGGAGCGGGTGGCCTTCAGGATAGAACTTGCCTTGAGATGGCAACTCTACAAATTCAGTGGGGACCACAAAGGAAAAGCCTCCTCCTCCCGTATCAGTGGTCAGGGGCGCAGGAGGGCCCTCATCGAGGGCAGCAGTGCCTCCCGTTCGATCTTTATTTCTTGACAATATACACCTCTCGTTTTAATCTGTCATAAATTTAGTTTAGACGCTAAAGAACTCCGATTCACCACTGCCAACCACAGCGGATGAGCCACCTGCAAACGTCTGGACACGAGCCCAATCGTACTTCAGTGTAACGCTCATTTCCGTAAGATCATCTGTTCCATAAGCCAAGTCACCATATTTGACCTCGGTGAGGAAAGAATTCCACAATGTCCATTTTTCCAGCTCATTGCCGTCTGAATCAATTTGTGTAATGATCACAGTTCCCAATGCTCCTGCCGCCTTAGCCTTGGACATGGTTGTTAGCGAACTAGCGTCAGTAGGCGGCGTGTAGCCCGATTGTACCACAATATCCGAGAGAGTTGCAGCCATATCTGGCTCAACAGGATCAACCAACGTTACAGTAACATCTTGCCACGTAACCGATCCGGGATAATAAAAAGTATGATTTAAATACTTATGTTCTGCGCTCGCAATTGCGAAAGAAGGCTTCGTAACGGTCTTTGCATACCAAAGAGCGGCGCCTCCTTGAGTAGCTTGAATTCCCTGAAATTCAACAGTAAATCTAAACTGTCTTTTAGGGTCTTTTAAAGTTGTGTCTTCTCCAAAGTTGGTTGACCAGAATGGCATTGTGTGAACTCCTATATGTATTCTAAATTAAATAGTGCGTGAGAAACTTTCCCACATTTTAATCATCAAAAGATGCTCCTGTCGACGCGACCACGAAGTCAATCGCAATGTACTCAATGGCACGTGCGGGCTTAATCATAATCTTGGCGTAGAGAATATTTTGATCAATTAGATCGGGGGTAGTTGTGCTATCATCAAGGATGAGCTTATAATCCGTAATACCGTATTCGGTCTTAACATTGGCCAAGAAAGGCTCAACCAAAGACGTAAAACGGTTCCAAGTAGCTTGAACATTCTGTTCAAACAAAATTTGTGTAGAAAGAATAGAGATCTGCTTCTTCAAGTAAATAACAAGCCTTCTCACGTTAATCCTGTCTAGAGCGCTCTGGCGCTCCTGGAGAGTCTTTTGACCGAACACCACAATGCCCGAAGAGGGGAAAGAGGCAATCGGATTAATCCTGCTCTCGTAAAGAGTATCTCTATCTTTCGATGTTAGTCTTTCGGTGACACCGGTAACAGGAATTCCTGCAGCGCCATCAGTCAGGCCTCCGCGATTGAATCCGGCCGGGGCAAACCAAATTTGAGAAGCGGCTTCCGAACTGGCCAAAACACCCATCATAGCTACGCTGGGCGGAACCCACAGCATACGACCGGTCATCTCATCGCGTGTCTGAACCCACGGATAGAACGTGGCACCATAGCTCGAATCAATTCGACGATTACGCAAACTAGTAGCTGCCTGAATAGGAGTTGTCCCAATTCGGGCGGCCTTACTAGACTTATATGCCTCATGCATAGGAATGTATACATTAGCAAGGTCAATGAGCGCCATCGAGTCTCCCCTATCTTCACATAAGTTAATTTCATGTGCCGTCAGAGAATCCACAGTAAGACCAGGAGAGCAGAGAAGATTCATATTAATCTGTTCTGGATCTGCCAGTGTATCAATAGCCCGCTTCCATGTATGGTAAACATAGTTAGTATCTTCAGTGGGACTTCCAGCCATAAACTGATTATAAGTCGGATCCGGCTTTTTAATGTCCCAGCCATCAAATGCTCCCCACACAGGCATTGTAAAGCTGTCAATTTGGGCATCAAGCAAGTCGGTATAGGAAGCAGATCCATACGAATCTTCGCGGGCGCGCGATCCGGAAGAATAATAGAATCCAACGGATGTGCCCGATTTCAGCACGATATCATCGAGCGAGAACACGTATGCATAATCTTCAACACCAGTGACCGCAAATGGATCCAATGCGTTTGCGCCGCCGCCGCCAGTATAATCAGCATAGAGCAAGCGATGGAAATCCGCAATACTAGCATCGGCGACAGTTCCTTGTGCAGTTCTTGTTGTGGACATTCCAAAATATGCGTTTGTAGGATCGCTCAAGCTACCATCAGAGGCTGACGTCCTAAGTCGAACAACCGGAAACTCAAACGAGCCGGTGCAGGCGCCGCCCAGGCCGTCGGCATTTGCTGTATCGCCCCATATTCCTCCGCCGGCCATCAAATATGTATCAATAGGGCCCGCTCTATTGGCGGAAGCAGTAATGACAAGCTGTGCGCTATGAGGAATACCGGAGCCTCCAGTTAGGAACAAGCTGGAAAGCACGCCTTGTTGCGCAACATCGGCGCCGGCGAATCCCCGGATCCCTCCATTAGGGGTAAGATTACAGGCGCCAGTGGAGTTAAGATCGTAAACACTTCTAAATCTAGGGGGGCCAAAGTAACCAAAGGGAAGCAGCACACCATCAGTGGCGCCGGCATCAACCTCTTGGTTCATTTCAACATATACAAATCGAGACTGATTGTCATATTCTCCATATGTTTTGAGGGTTTTCGCTGTTGCATCCCAAGATGCATACTTGTCACCAATTTTACGAGCGATGTAGTGAGGAGAGCCGGGATCTAAATTAAGATTATCAAATCTTTCAATTATTTGTACCGCATTGTCACTATCGTTCAGATGGCGAAGTATTACGGAGAAAGTTCCATACTCGTTAGTCGTTGTGGACGATTGGCGAATATTGGTAATTGATATTTTAACATTTTTGCTCAACCACTCGCCATGGCCACGGCCAACCAAGCGAAAAAGCTTTTGCTGCCTGAAAGGGACATAGCTCGCAGCTGCACCAAGATCCTGACCAATTACCCATCCGGTTCGTCCTTCGCGAGAAGCTTGGGGCTTCATGTTCAGCGGCCCAGTAGAGGTACCTTTTGAAATCGACATGAGAACGCCTACAGAAGCGGTTGTTAAAGATCGATCTCTTAATTCTTGTTCATACGACTCACCAAGCCAGTAATCACGGCCACTAGAGCCCCCATAGAAATCAGACGCGCTAACCATTTGAGGATTGGTGTTAAACTTTTTACGCACAAAGTTTTCAGTAGAATCATCAAACCCAAAACGTACTTTTTCAACACCTCCCAAATTACCACTGATAACAAGGGTGTATAAATTGTCGGTGTCCGTGCCGATTACCATGTTATTCGAGCCGGTAAGGGCGCCAGAGATCGCAGGCGCCATTTGAACAGCACCGCCATATACAGTGCCGCTCAAATAGATATCTGCGCCATCCACATACCAAATAGCAGCCAAACTACCTGTACCAAGATCTGCTTGGGTAGCACCTCCTGAAGTGAAAAGCCACAAACCGTATGCTCCGCCATTCTGGCTAGGAACGGGATTAATCTCCTCGGTCGTTTTCCAGCCCGCAGCAGCGTCGCCGCCGGCCGAGGCGCCATCGGTAGTCTGCTGACCGAGAAGTCGCACATACGTAAGAGGCGCCACATTTGCGCGCAAGAAAGCCTTTGCGGCATAAGTTCCATACATGGGCGACTGGTAGTTGCCGGCGCGATACACATCGCCGCCGATGCCTCCCGGTACCGTGTCCCCAAACATGTTAACAAATTCAGAATACGACTGAACCTTAACGGGGGTCATCGCCAGACCATGAGCTGCTCGACCTACCACAACTGGTCCGATAGTATCAGCAGATTTGGGTATAAAAGAGTTATCTATTTCATTAATAAAAACTCCGGGAGATACAAACTTAAAATTTTTAACTGACATGTTACTTTCCTCTTAGTAAATTCACGCAAATGACGGTGCAATCATTAATTAAATAGTATTTTTAATCTCAAAAGGAGTTCAGGATGTAATAAAACATTTACACTTTTATTTCAGGATGTCACCAAACACATTGGGCACTCCGGGAGGTGCCACGCTCTCGTTAGGGAAGCTTAATTGCACTACATTTTCATCTACGCGCACAATTGGACGATCTGCATTGTTACCATCACCAATTAAATACCCCAATACCCTGATGTTAATATCGGTAGAAAACATGCGCATATCTTCTCCCAGATTGCTTATATTGTTGTTATGAGTAAAATTTTGATCAATAAACGCTTCATAAAGGTGGCCGTTGCGCTTCATTACAAAGGCATTTATTTGACCAGTGCGACCAATAAATGGGGTAACCAATGAGTTCATTTGCTGCTGATATTCGGTCTTAATGGTAATCTTATATTCCACATTTACATATACAGGAATAGGGACCGATAAGCTCCGAATAACCACTTTTTTATTAATGCGCGGGTAATACCGTTGTTTGATGCCGCCCGTCTCGTGTTCTCCGCGAGTACCTGTGGCTACAGCAAAATTATTAGTCTTATCGGTTACGATCTTTTTTGCAATAACCCATCGGCCGGCACGGCCATTTTTGTTTTTAGAATAATAATTGGCCTGAAAGGATCCTTTGCGGTTGGGATCTTTAACAATGCCGGTGCGCTCAATTGACACAAGAGGCAACTTTAAAGCCCCAGCATCATCACGTAATTCCTTTTTGTGCTTAACCTGATAAGAGCGCTCTGGCGCTTGCCACAGCACCGGAACGGTGGTGAAGCCCTCGTTCGTGTTAGCTCGTAATCGCAAATCTTCTTTAAGCCAGGAGACTATGGAATAGTCTATGTTTTCGATCGTAGAGGCCAACATGCCCAAAGACTCTAAAGTGTGTTCAGAAGAGCCCGAAGGCAGTAAAGCAAAATCAAAGTTATCAGGTAGCATCAAAAAGTCCCTTTCGCGCGCGCCGGCATCTAGCAGCAATTTCAAAACTATAATCTACTTGTCCGAACAGCTTTTTGGGTTCGGATAATTTAACTATTTCATAATAAAAATCGCCATACAACACAAAGTCCCCTTCACGAACATAAAGATCTTGGTCTTGAGTCAGGCGCCGTCGATGAAAGTGTATATTAATTTCCCAGGACTTGTCCACACCAGCGCCTTCGAGATATTCTGTTGAATAATCTGTAAACTCTACCAAGGCATAAACACGGATAGGTGGGAGATATGTTTTTTCAATGGCTTCGCCATATAGTTCATGAAAATCGGTATTTTTCATATCAATAGGGTAATACAAGATCTGTTGTCCGATAACCTTTTCAATAAGCTCATCGTTAACTTGTTTAACAAGATCTCTTTCTTTTTTCCCAAGAAACAAGGGGGGAGGAGGACTTGTGGGGCGCTTCCAGTCATTTGACATAATTTATCATCCTACAAAAATGGGAAGGGGAGAATTTTTAAAGGTCGTAGCAGTAGCTTCGGAACGTTCACTATCATCCTTCGTCAGCGCGGTATATTCCATCTCCTTCAGCGACTCAATTAGTTTTGTTTTAAGCGCCTCCTGTTCTTCTTTCGCTTGCCCAAGCAATTCCGCATGATTCAAAGTTACACTCTCACCCGGAATAGGCATGGTGGTAAATTTACCACGAATTTGTCCCAACATTTCTTTACAGAGGGCTAGACAATATTTGCGGATCCATTGTTTTCCCATCGAATTAATACTATCATAGGGCAGATTCTCAAAGGGAAGAGTGTTCATGTTGTTGATGCCCGTCGTGCCATCATGATAATCGGGACCATCCCAAACATTGCTCTCCACATAAAATCTAAACCACACGCGCTCTAATTCCCCTAGATCCCAATTGCTGGGAGTTGGGTAAAGGCGCAATTTATTATTAATAATTTCATAGGCATAATTAGAAGTACGAGTCATGATTGAGTCTTCATACATAACGGCTTGCAATTTATTCTGCCACGTAGGTACAATTTCAAACGTAGCATCATCTGCAAACTGGCCATAAGTGGAGTAATTTCCTACCACACCAATACCACCATAATATCCGTAAAAGCGCCACATGGCCCGAGGAGAGCGATAGTAAACCTTGGTTATTACTACGCGCCGATCATTAATTTTGCCCTCGAAATCAATAGGATTTCCAGCGTCATCAGTGCCAGAGGTACCGGCATCTTCTACTATCGTCTGGAGATCATAGTCTTGTTGATCAATTACGGGCTTGAAGGATGCCGAATATTGAGGCATTGTTCCGCCAAAGCCGGCAATTGAAGCCAACCCATCGCCCATACGTTTAGTGCCGGCCAATTCAAATCGCGGATAGCGCAGCTGGACATTCGTACCCTGCGCCACTCCAGTGGCGCCAACAATCTCCCCATTATGGTTAAAGGTTCCTGTAGTCTGACCAAGCATGCTCGAAAGAACATTCTTGCTCTGATGTAGGTTGATAATGTACGAATATTCCAAGACGGCCTCTTCGTAGGCCGCATATACATTATCGGAGGTTAGCTCAATGTCGACAACATCACCGCCCAATTTCTTGTATACATACGCCACCTGGAGAGAGGCGCCCGTAATGAATTCCAGAGAACCCGTATAGATTCCAAATGGACAGGCCGCTTTAAGAGCCTCGCCTGCATCGGGGGTGGCGGCGCCGCTGGCCGGCAGCACAATGGCGCTAGTTTGGGCTTTGGGGCTCAAATTGGTTGGCATATACAGATCCTCCTCCAGTAATTAGTTCTCCTAATGCAAAACCCCCCGGGAACGTGAGGGCTTCTTAAAGAAGGGGCCTTCTTTTATGTAGATGTGCTCGTAGTTGTCTTTTTTGTGGTTCTTTTGTTGGCTTTTCGCCGCGGGGTGGTTGATTTCTTTCGCGAGGATGAGACCTTCTTGGCGGGGGCCTGTGTCGGGGTGACTGTCTGCGTGAGGGACGGCGCCTTCGTTAAAGTTGGGGTCTCTATCGCTTCAGGGGCGGCCGTTTCCACAGGGACAGGAGACGTTTCTTCAATCAGAGGTGTCTCTTCCGTAGTTGGGGGCGACGGCTCGCTAGCTGCTCTCAACATCTTCATCCGCGGATGATTAGCGTGCTTTGCGCGGAATTTGGCCTTGGCCGAATTTAATCTTCTTTTCTTACCCATAAAAAACTCCTGTTTTGTATAGTAATTAGTCTAAAAAAGCGAAAATCTCAAAAATTTGCCGGGGAAAAAATTGGGCAGATCGCCATTTTGAGAAAAAAGCCTCATCCCCGAAAGGATGAGGCTTAAAGAATATAATTGTTAAGACCTACGAGAAAGCGCCATCAGCAATAGCTTCGATATTACCCTGTATATACATCAGTGAGCCATTACAAGTGATTTCAAGCCAATCTCCGATATTGCCACTACTATCAATAGTGTAGGTGGTGCTCGCATCAGATTGATCTAAACCGTCAGCCGCCACTACAAGACCCGCTAATTCATTAGTATTAGCCGTGACAGCCACGCTTGTGGCCGGCTCATCCGTTAGCACAACTCGAATCCACCAGCCCGCTCCTGCCGCAGCAGCAGTGGGTAAAGTAATAACCGTGGCGCCAGCGGAATCTACAAAATATACTGTTCCACTATCGGTCGCAGTTACGGTTGTGGACGCGGTAATGTTAGATGTTTTTCTCTTAACTCCTGCCAACGTACTGCCACCCATTGTCAACTCTCTCTTCAGATTCTGAATCAATGCTTGGGTTCTAGCCAAGCCTACTCTTTTTGTTCCCATTTTATAATCCTCCGTT